GGCGTCCGGGGCGTACTGGCGTTCCACTGTCACTGCCCTCACCGGTAACACGGCGCAGAACATCAGCGGCAAGTACGCCACCGCGTTCAACACCGTCTCCGACGGCAACGACATGGTGGACGGCATGTTCTTCGCCCAGAACGCCTACGAGTTCTACGAGGCGTCGCTCACCCCGAACGTCCGTTACCAGGACACCAAGTCGGCCAACGCCGGGTTCTCGAACCTGATGTACAAGCAATGCCCCTGCTACTGGGATCGTGACATCGCGGCCGGGGTCGTGTACGGGCTCAACTCGAAGTACATCTCGCTGGTCGGCCACACCGACCGGTGGTTCAAGCAGTCCCCGTTCTCCGACGGCCTGTCCACTGCTGCCGGGGGTACCGCCAACACGGTCGATGCCCGGTATTCGATCATCACCACCTACGGCAACCTGACGGTCCGCAACCGGGCCAGGCATTTCAAGCTGACCGCAGCGGTGTAACCACACGCCCGGATCTGTCTGTCCTGGAGATCGCCCTCCCTGGGGCGGACAGATTCGGGTTCTTGTGTGACAGATCCTCTGACCGGGACCCAGCTCGCCTACTCGGCGTATGGGGAACCGAAGGGCGACACATCCATCCAGGCTGCTCACGGCGACGTGAGCCCTTCCCCGTTCGGGGTGCCGTGGATTGATCCGGCCATCACCCTCGCGATTGCTCGGGAGAAGAAATGTCGGGCCAACGACGACACCTGTAACGGGTGGCGGATCAAGGACTCCGACTACTGCCCGTCACACGCCGGGATTCTGATCAGCCCCTTCTGGACCGCCGAGAAGAGCAGGGGGGTGTCAGATGAACCTTCAGGAGATGAGGGACCTGGTCCGGACGCAGCTTGACCTCGACGACACCGATCTCCCCGACACCCTTCTCGACGCCTACATCCAGGAGGGCTACGACCGGGTCCTGAACCTGGAGCAGCGATGGCCGTTCTTCGAGCATCGATGGATCATCGATGTCCCTGCTGATGGACGGGCACAGATGCCGGTCGACAGCCGGTTCCTTGAAATGCTTCTCGGCAGCAACGGGCGTCTGCTGCGGCCGTTGTCGCCTCGTCTGTCGGTCATGTCGTTCCCGTTGGGGCTCACCCCGAACGGCACCCCTGGGTTCTGGTCGAGCTACAACCGGACCCTCGTGATCTCACCCCCGACCGGGACGGCATCGACCGTCACCGCGTACGGGTACCGCCAAGGCGACGCCTGGCTCACCGCCGGGGCGTCGAGCAACTGCGACTGTGATCGCCGGTTGCACATCCCGATCTGCTGGTACGCCTGCTCGTTGGGTTACGCCCAACAAGAAGACGAAGTCCTTGAGATCACCTACCTGAACCGGTTCAAAGAGGCATCCGGGCAGGCCCGTGACGCCATCATGCGGGCCGCCCCCGCGACACCCCGACAGTTTGCCTACACCCATTATCCGCGCATCCCCGACGACCTTTCCGGGCGCCTCGTGCTTGCGCCTCCTGGTGGCGGCGGTGGCGCTGGGGAGGACCACGAGATCATCGGTGGCACCCCGTAATGCCGAACCGGTTGAAGCCGTTGAACCTCACCGACTTCACTGGTGGCGTCAACCTGCGGCCCGAGTCATACCAGTTGCAGGAGAACGAGCTACCGGAACTCCTCAACTTGGAGGTCGATCCGCGTGGCGGGTTGAACACCCGCAACAACTGGAAGGCGCAAGCCGCGAACCCGGTCATCCCGGCCGGGGAACCGTACCTGGCCCCGGTGTACGGCACCGTGTCCACACCCGACCCTGGTCCGCTGCCCGACGACTGCACGTTCATCATGCGGGTCAGCCACCAGACCGGCAACGGGCAAGCGGTCTTCGGCCAATGGGGCGACCCGCAATCGTCGTTCATCCTGTACCGGGGGATCAACGGCGGCCACCAATTGCAGTTCTCGAACACCGGCACCGCTGGTCCGACGCTTACCCTCTTCCTGCCTGTCGTCGATCAGAACGTCCCCGATGTCGTGGCGGTCACCGTCCATGCCTCGGTCACACCGACCGTGGTCACGGCACTACGACGAACCGGAAGCACCTGGACCGAGATCGCCCAATCGAACAGCCCCGACATCGACCGGGCGTTCGACAGCAACCGCACGCTCGACATCGGTGGATGGTTCGACGGCCGCATCTACTCCGTCGAGCTGCGCACCGGGCTTGACCCGACCGCCGGGACGGTGGTGTGGCGGTTCGATGCCGCCGACTACCGCGGCCTCTCCCCATACATCGACCCGCGGGGCCGCACCTGGACCGTCAACTGGACCGGTGCCACCCCACCGATCAGCGGCTGGAACCCACGCAACGCGTACCTCCACTCCCGGTCCGACGGCATCAACGCCATGCTCGTCGTCAACGGTGCCACCCTCTACACGCGCACCGATCCGTCACCGGCCTGGATCACGTACGGGTTGACGGACTGCACCGCGGTGCCGCACGGCGCCGACTTCGCGTCATGGAACAACGACGCCTGGATCGTGCGGGGCGGTGCGAACACGATCCGTTTCGACGGATCGGTGGCCGCCATCATGTCGCCGTCCGGTGCCGCCAACTGGCAGAACGACTACACCGGACCGTCCAGCCTTGACGCCGCCCCGATCGCCAACCTGATCGCCCAACACCAGGGCTACATGTTCGTCGCTGGCACGACAGAAGACGGCGTCAAGTTCCCGAACCGGGTCCGTTGGTCCCACCCCAACAAACCGACCAGCTGGGCGAAAGATGACTACATCGACCTGTCCGAAGGCGGGCAGCGGATCACCGCGATCATCTCGTTCTCCGACCGGCTCGTCATCTTCAAACCGGACGCCGTGTGGGCGTTGTTCGGCTACGACGCCGACACCTGGACGCTCAACAACATCTCCCGCACTGTGGGTTGTTTGAATCAACAGCTGGTGTGCCGCAACGAAGCCGCCGTGTTCTTCCTGTCATGGCCCCAAGGTGTGTTCGCCTACTCGGAGAACGGCACCGTCAACGAAATCTCCACCCAGATCCGCCGTGTGTTCGAAGACAAACAAATCAACCCGATCGCCATGAACAACGCCTGGATGGGATGGGTCGGCAGACGGCTGTGGGTGTCGATGCCGTACACCATGAAATATCATCTCGGCACCGCACCACCCGCCGACGCGTTGACCGCGTTCGTGTTCGACCCGGTCACGAACTCGTGGACCACATTCGAAGGTGTCGGCGACAACATCCCGGGGCCGTACATCGAACGGGTCGAGATCGACGACTTGGAGAACCAGGTGTCGTTCGTCCGCAAAACCACGTACCTCGTCCGGCTCGACAGCAGAAGCGACGAAGCGGTCGACGAATACGTCCCCGGTGTCAAACAGCCGTTCAACACGTTGATGCGCACCAAATGGATGGACGCCGGGGCACCCACCTGGAAGAAGTCGTGGCGGCGACCCGACTTTCTGCTGCGCGCCTTAGTCATCTCGGCGGCAGTGAACGTGCAGGTGTTCCAGAACTTCGACTCCTCCAACGCGGCCCGATCATTCCTCGTCGACTACACCCCTGATGACCCACCCGCGTTCTACAGCGGGTTCACGTGGGGTGACGGCACCGTGTACGGCGGCGCCACCCAAACCAGCTCCGTCGAACGGGGCGGCACGATGGGCCGAGCCGGGGCCGTCCAACTCCTCCTCTCCGGAGTACCCGGAGTCGTATGGGGTTTGAACGGCATCATCTTCAAGTTCATCCCAAGGCGGTTCCGCTGATGGCCCTGATCCTGCCGAACACGATCGCCAACGGTGTGGTCGCCGACGGAGACAAACTCAACCAGAACCTCCAAGCGGTCGTCACCTGGGCCAACACCGAAGCGATCAGCCGTGACGGCTCCACCGCCATGACCGGCCCGCTGCTGCTACCGGGGCCGCCGACGCTGGCGAACCAGGCGGCCACCAAGGGATACATCGACAACAACCCGGTGCCTGGCCCACCGATCGGGTCGATGTGCCAATGGCACTACTACTACAACTCCACGACCGGTGTGTACGTCACCCCGCCGGTCCTGTTGCCGTGGATGAACTGCCAAGGCCAACTCCTCAGCAGATCCACATACAGCGTGCTGTTCGGTGTGATCGGCACCGCGTACGGCGCCGGGGACGGCACATCCACCTTCAACCTGCCCAGCAACGGGAACATCATCAAAGTGCTATGACCACCGTCGAATCCCGATCCATCTACAACGGGCCGATCCGTCGCTCGTTCGACGTGATGCAGAACCAGGCCCGCGATCTGGCCGAGGTCGTCGCCGCGCTCGGCCAGCAGCTCGACGACGTCACCGACGCCTTCGAGACATACAAGCGGGAAGGCGCCGAACGTCTCGTGGCGGTCGCCACCCCGATCACATACGACATCTCCATCGGTGCCAGCACGTTGGCTCAGGTCACCAACAACATCAGTGTCGGCACCACCGCCGGGCACTACTACCGGATCTCCATGCGGCTCCGTGGCACCAGCATCTCCCCGGCCCAAGCGATCGGTATCAGCCTCATCAAAGATGGCGCCCCCATCGGGGACGCCTACATGTGGGTCGGCGGGAACTACGTCGGGATCAACCACGAATGGTTGGTCTTCGGTGACGGTGTCGCCCACAACTTCTCCGGTGCCATCCGGGCCGGTGGTGCCACAACCACCGTCTACGGCGGAGACGGCCATTTCTACTGCGAGAAGCTGGGGGTGATCACGCCGTGAGTTACACCACCATCATGGCCTCGACGCGTGACCCGGCGCTGCGCGACCGGGTCATCGCGGCTGCGGTCAAGGAGTCGTACGCGGGGGCACCCGAGTTCTCCGACACCGCCTTCGCCACCTCCATCCATCTCACCCCGTCGCTCGGACTCACCTTCTTCCTGTGGCCGACCTGCATCGATTACGAGGTGCAGTACGCCTACGCCGTTGACAGCGACAACCCGAACCCGGGCGGAGATGTGGGCGTCATCTCTGACGCCAACATCCAAGCCGTCGTCCAGCTCAACTGGCCGCCCGACGGTGAACCGGTGCCCCCGGCACCATTGCCGCAAGAGGGGGTGAGTGATGGCGGTTGACACCTCCATCTATGAACGCAAACGCCGCGACATCAACCAGGACTTCACGAAGCAGTCGGCCACCAACGCCTACTCGCGGTTCCTGTCGCAGCAGCGTGGCACCCGTTCCCTCGACGACGTCACCCGTGGCTACTCCCGCCAGTCCGAGGATCTCGCCCGGGCCTACGGTCGCAACACCGCCGATTACACGCAGAGCTATCAGCGTGGCGCCCCGAAGCTCGCCGGTTCCTACGGTGCCCGTGGCCTCGCCACGGGTGGCGCGCAGTCGGGTGTGTACGACCAGGCGTTGCGGAACTACTCCGGGGATTACCAACGGCAGATGTCGCGAGCCCAAGAGGATTATTCGGTGGGGTCGGGACGGCTCGGGTCCGACATCGCGTTGGCCCAATCCCGGTACGGGGAGGACGCCACGAACGACACCCGCCAATACGACTTGGCTCAGGCACAGTTGACCCAGGCCCGTGATCAGGCGTTGCAGGACATGGAGATCGATAAGGCGAAAGAGATCGCGAACGCCGCCCAATATTTGTCGGCGTTGAAGACACAGTTCGGAGGATGAGATGGCTACCAGAGACACAGCGAACTATTGGGGTGACGTAACCCATGCGGCTCGAACCGGTAAGACCAATAGCAACACGGGCGCCGCGAAGAAGGCGGTGACCCGTACTGCCGAACAGAAACCCATCCTCAAGATGGCAGGCAAGCTGGTCAATCCCGGCACGAACTATGCCGACGCCCAGCGGCAAGTCATCTACGGCCTTGCGAACCTGGCACCGGCCACCCCGAACGTGTCCCCGAACCGGTCGAGCAGCGGCAGTAGCGGCGGTCGCCGCTACAGCTACGGCGGCGGCGGCGGCGGCGGCGGCGCCGCCGACACCCACGCCCAGGCCCAGATGGATTACATCACCAAGCTGTTCGGCTCCGGGGCGTACAAGACGAACCCGGAGACGTACGACACGTTCCGCGGGTTCGTGAACAAGGCGACCACCGAGGATCAGGCCGCGTCGAAGGCGGCATATGACGCCCTCGACGCCTACCTCGCCGCGAACCAATCGAACCCGTTCGCCGACGCAGCCCTCATGTCGTCGGGTGGTGCTGGGGATGCCGGGTATGGGGCGTTCCAGAACGTGTTGAAGTTGTTGAGCGGCGGCCAGCAGGCCGCCACTCAGTCAGCGGGCCGGGAATCGCAGATGGCTCGGGCGTTCTCGACGAACGAGATCGGTGCCGCCGACAACGCCTACCTGTTCAACATCGCCGGGCAACAGGCGAAGGATCAGCAGGCCTTGGATGCGGAGAAGCGTCAAGGGCTCGCCCAGTTGATCCAGCTGATCTCTCAGGGTGCGGCCGCCCCTGATCTTGCGTCGCTCGGGATTCGCTGAGGAGGACGATATGGCTGTCAACATGTTCGGGGTCGAAGATCCCGACGACATCTTCGCCGGGCTCGACGCGTTCAGTTCGACCGGGTCGGATTACGACACGGCGTACGGCATGGACCCGTTGAGTGTCGGTTACCTCGACGATGATCAACTGACCTCCGCGAAGAAGCGTGCCGATTTGTTGAAGGCGTTGTACGGCATGATGTTCGATTCCCGCACCGGCTATTACGGGGCGGCTGAACAGGGGCGGCCGACGTTCAACTTCCCCGGGTTGACCGCGGGGTCCGGTGTTGAACAGGTCGGCACTTCCGAGGCCGGGTCACCGGCCGAGGGTGAGCTGATCGGGTTCGACACCGAAGGTAACCCGATCGTGTCGTCCGGTTCTTCCGGTGGCGGTGGCGGTGGAGGCAGCTCCACCGGAGGTGGTAGCCGCGGTGGGATGGACCCGGCAACCGCGAACCGGTTCCTCACCGGGCTTGCGAACTCCGGTGGTGAGTACGGCCCGATCTTGCAGTCGATTCCCGGGTTGCTGGAGACGGAAACCCCGGCGTCGGTCAAGTTCCAGCTCAAGCAGAAGATCGGCACCGACGTCGACCCTGATGACTTGAAGCTGATCAACGACACGATCGATCAGGCATGGGAAGCATCCGGTGTCGTCGGAGCAGCCGCCGAGGGGAAGCTTCCGAAGTCGTCGGATCTCGGTATCCAGGTCGGGAAATGGGGCACGGTCGACCCGACGAAGGCGTACACACCCGACACGTTGCCTGAGGACATCCTGCCGATGCTCGGCGGCGAGGAGTACATCAAGCAGCTCGACGACACCCAAACCGAGTTCGACGCGGTGAACGAGGGATGGAACCGGTATCTGAAGGCGAACAAGGGTGATTCGTTCAAGACGTGGTCGCCGTTGAAGGCGATCACCGAAGACGAGGCGTTGACTGACGCCGGGTACGGCGCCGACCAGTTCGCGCCGACACGTGATGTCGTGTCGAACGTGGAGGGTCCCGACTACGCCCCTGGTGGCACCGGTAAGGGTTGGGGTAAGCGGTACAACCCGGAGACACCGTTCAAGGACATCATGGAAAGCGATTTCGCTCCTCCGGTCCCGGAACATCTCCGTGTCCCGGAGACGCCGCAACCACAGGATCAGCAATCTGGTTCCGGGGTTCCCGCGATCCTGAAGGCGATCCTGATGGCGGCGAACAAGAACCGTGGCGACCAGACCCCGTTCCACAAGAACAAGGCCGGGCAGCTGTTGGACACCCCGATCATGGTTGACGAGGACCAGGCGAAGGAGCTTGGTGTGGGCGGATGGGGCGCGATGAGCCATGTGCCTGGGGGGAAGCGGCAGATTTACACGACGGCTGAAGCGGCATCTCTCCTTCATGGGAAGGAGTCGGCGAAGCGTGTGTATGACCAGCGTGTGCTGAGCAATCAGAATCTTCGGGCGTTCATCGCTGCTGACTTGGCGAAGAAGGGTCGCACACCGCAGCGTGACGACATGCGGAACCGTTACAACATGCTCCGCAACCAGCTCGGTTTGTGATCGATGGCTGTCAACCGCGAGCTTCAGGCGCTCCAAGCACGCCGTGCCGTCCAGGACCAGGCGGCGCGCCGCCAAGCGATCCTCCAGGCAATCGCCGCGCAGCAAGGGAATGGTCGCGGGATTTCGATCGGTCCGATGGCTGCCTCTCGGGTGCAGAGCCAACGGGCAGCGTCAGCTCCTCGTGGGGGCGGCGGTGTCGACTTCAAGGCGTTGTTGGAACAGGGCCGTCAGCAGTCCGGTGTGTCAGGCAAGCCGAGCGGGGGCGGTGGCCTGTTCGGCAACTCGTTGGTGAAGGGTGTGTTGACGCCGTTGTCGGCGGCGATGAACGTGCTGGATGCGCCGAGACGCATCGTGATCTCCGGTGTGAACGAGGCGGCCGACGCGTTGAACGGTGGCGACGCGTCGTTCAGCGATTTCACGAAGCAGATCGGTGACCAGTCGTTCGGGTTCGGTGATGTGGTCGGGGAAACCGGCAACAAGTGGGTGGACCGTGTCATCGGGTTCGCGGGCGATGTCGCGTTGGACCCATTGACGTACGCCACGTTGGGTTCCTCGAAGTTTGTGGGGACTGCGGGTCGTGCTGCGCTCGCTGGCGAGGCAGCCGCGAAGGGCCTCGGTGAGGATGTTGTCGCGAAGATCGCCCGTGTCGGTGAGCACGCGCTGACAGGGGCGGAACGCAAGACGTTGGGGTTGGAGAAGGCCGGTGTCCGGTTCGGTACGGCCGGGCACAACGTCCGCATCCCGATCACCGAAGGTTTGTCACAAGCCCTCGGGAAGGGTGTGGCTGGTGCCCGTGGCACGTTGACCGACACCGTGGTCGGTCGTGCTGCCCGCCGCATGGGCGGGTCACGGGTGGCGGCCACACGCGAGTTCACGGAACGGTTGGCGACCGGCAAGGGGGCGATGTCGGCAACCGACGCAGCGAACACGGTCGCCGCGTTGCAGGCACAGAAGGCCGCCGAGAACATGTTGAAGGGCCGGGTGAAGCGGGTCACCAACAAGACGGCCCGCGAGCTGTCAGGCCGCGGGGACATCACCCGGGCTGTCGAGCAGGGCGTGGCTGGTGCTGAGCACGGCAGGGTGTCGAAGCTCACCGAGATGATCTACGACCTCCAGAAGTCGGCGGGTGTGGACGTCCAGAAACGCAAGAACTATGTCCCGCACTACAACCTCCCAGAGTTCGAAGCGTTCTTGGGTCGTGCCCCGGAAGCCGATCTGGTGTGGGGTGCACCGGGTTCGTTGGGTGGCGGGTCGGGCCGTCTGAACCCGCGGGTGTTCAAACCGAACAGCGACATCACGGTGTTCGGCAAGAAGATCCATTTGGATGGCGCCGATATCGGCGACATCGAGAAGAAGTTCCAGGCTGCGTTCCCGGCTGAGCTGGGCGGCAAGAAGCTGATCGAGGATGACCCCGGTGTGTGGCTGCCTCGTCTGGTGTTGGACGCGGCCTCGGATGTGGGCGAACGCGGTTTCGAGAAGCGCCTGATGAAGGGCGGGTCGCTTCGCGCCGTGGATGATCCCACAGTCTTGGAGACTGTGGTGGACGCGCCAGCGACGAAGGAGGCGAACGCCGACTTCGCGACCCGTTTCGCTCAGGATGTGAAGGCCCATAAGGAACGGCGGGCGGTGATGGGCCGCGAGGTGAACCGTCGCCTCGCGGGGGCGAAGGGCGAATGGGTTGATATCGCCCAGGCCCACGTCAAGCGTGCCCAGGCGTTGCATGACGCGGCGCAGCAGGATTTCGCGAAGTTCGGCCGGGTTGCTGATCACTTCATGGCGGAGGCGGATCGTCTCGCCACGGAGGGCGAGGCGGAGCTGACCCGCATCCAGGGCCAGATCGACACGCTGACGGCCGAAGCGGCACGTCTCCGCAGTGAAGCCACCGCGGCTCGGGGTGAGATGAACCGGGCGAGGGCGTCGGGGTATCGGCGCCGCATGTCAGCGATCGACGCCGAGCTGGCGCAGTTGCGTGAGCAGGCAACGTTGGGTGCGATCGCAGCCCAGGAGTTGGACCCGGTGCGGAAGCAGTTCGGTCGGGCGGTGGAGAAGCAGACCGATCTTGCCGCCCAGGTGGGCGAGGGTCCTCTCGGTGCGGCACGTGCCGAGGCGGGAGCAACGCTCCCGCAGATGGCGGAGAAGCGTTTCAACACGCGTGTTGAGATGGGGTTGGAGGATCGGGCTGATCAGCTTGAACGGCTCGCCCAAGCGAAGGAGATCGCGGCTGACCCGACCTCGATCGCCAGGATGGCGAGCGAAGAGGTTGGTGGTCCGGTGCTCCCGGCGAAGCAGTTGGATCGGGAGGTGACCCGCCGTGGCGGCGCCACCCTCGAAAGCCGTGAAGCCCGCGTCGCGGAAGCAGCGAGCACGGGGTTGACGAAGCCGTATTCGAAGGCGCTCACACCCAACGACCGTCTCGCGGCGAAGCGCGGGTTGTCCGCGGAGAAGCTGGTGGAGCCCGACATCTTGTCGGATCGGGTGACGAACGTGAACCCGCCGGAGATCGTCCAAGAGTTCTATGACACGCAGATCGCGTTGAACGACGCGATGCGTCCATACCGCAAAAGCAACCTTGCCGATGACGCGGCGGAGAATGTGCCGCAGCACACGATGGCGACTCCGGAGATGAACAAGCGGCGGCAGCAGCTGATCGCTGACATCGAGGCGCATGAACAGGGGATCGCTGAAGCGGCCAAGCGCAAGAACGCCGGACTCGATGACCCGAAGAGGATGGACGCCAACATCCGTCGTTGGCAACGCAAGCGTGGTGAGCTGATGCGTGAGCTGGACCGCCTCCAGACGGTGGGTTTGCCCCGGCAGGTGGCGGCGATGGGTGACCAGACGATTGGTGAGCTGACCGACAAGGCGTCCCGGCTGGCCGATTTCATGGTGCGGTACGCCCACGCGTTCGAGAAGGGTGGCGACACCGAAGGGGCGAAGGTGTTCGCGGCCCGCAAGGCGTTGGAGTCGGAACGTAAGGAGTTGATGGAGCGCCTGTCGATGCGCCTCCCGGCCGAGGTCGGCCAGGCGGCCGAAGCGGGTGCGGAACGGACCCGGCAGACGGCGGCGTTGTTCGAGTTGGAGAAGAACGTCAACCTGCTGCTGGAGCCGAAGCGTGCAGCGGAGGCCCGGCTCATCGAGTTCCGTCGGGCGATGGGTGAAGGCAAAGTCGGCAAGACGGGACGGTTGCGGGCCGACGTCGCCGAGATGGTCGCGAACGGCGGGAACGTGCAGGCCATCGAGTCGCAGTTGAAGACAGCGGCGTACGAGGAAGGCGAGCAGTTCGCCAGGAACATGTCGGATCTGCTCGGCAAACGGGTGTCGTATGCGGAGGCGATGCGGATCGTGAAGGGCGGGAACCGTTCCGGCCTCCAGTCGATGGAACAGGCGTTGTCGGAGATGACCCCGAAGGCCCGTGCCCTGTTCGACCGGCACCTGAAAGAGGTGTCGGTGTTGGATAACCGTCGGCTGCGTGACGTGAATGAACGTCTGGCCCGGATGGGTGAGGAGTCCGGTCAGCGTGAGGTGACCGACATGTGGCAGGAGGTGTTGACCGCCACCCCGAAGGGGCTGGTGGAGGGCGGCACGATGAAGCCGCGTGACTTGTCGCAGTTGACGGACCCGGCTGCGTTGGCGGACATCGAAGCTCAACGCGCCGCGTTGAAGGGTGCGAAGGGCACGTTGAAGACCAACGTTGAGGAAGCGCAGCAGGCGTTGCTGCCTGCCGATCTGCCGCAGATGCAGGAGGCCGCGTTCCGTCAGGAGGTTGCCAACATCGCGTCGGGCAACCAGACGGCCCGGGTGGAGAACTCCCGCCGTGTCGGTGCGTTGGGCGAGAACAAGGCCGCGTTGCAGGGTGAGGTCGTGGCTGGGCGTGCTGCCCGTGACGAGCTGCGTGCGGCCACACCCGATCAGCGGATGGCGCAACGGTTGGAGGAGGAGCTGGCCCCGCACCGCGCCGGGATCGAAGCCACGCAGGAAGCGGCCGGGGATGTGGACGCACTGACCAGCGCCCTCCATCAGGGTTACGAGCAGGTCGACCAGAAGGTGCAGTCCGATCTGTCGGCGACGACTGCGATGTATGACGCGGCTCGGGGCGGGCAGATCACCTCGGCGGTCGAGATCACCCAGACCCGCGACATGGTCGAGCAGGCCACCGCCAACTTGAAGAACGTGAAGGCGGTCCCGGTCAACAAGGTGGCGGCCCGCACCGGGGCCAAGGTGACCCCGGCGGCGGCGTACCAGCAGGCCGTCAACCAGGCCGACCTCGCCCTTCGGGCGGGAGCGCCCAAAGAGGTTGTCCAGCTGTTGGACTCGGCGGCGCGGATCGCGGCGGACATGGTGCCGCAGGATGTGCGGGTGGCGACCGCGGAGAAGATGTTGAAGGCGGCCCGTTCCAACAAGTTTGTGGAGATGACGAAGGACGTGATCCTTCCCGGCTTCATCCAATACTCGTCGAAGGTGGCGGGCGAGAACTTTGTGATGCGGTCCGAGTTGAAGACGGCGTTGGACAACATGAACCGGATCGTGTTCCAGGACCCGTCCGGTCTGATGAAGATCCTGGATTCGTACACGAAGTTCTTCAAGGCGTACGCCACCGCAACCCCGGGCTTCCATGTCCGCAACGCTTTGTCGGCTGCGTTCATGAATGCGGCGGACGGGGTGTCGTTCATCAACCAACATGCGGGTGCCCGGATCTGGACGGCATGGGAGAAGCGTGGCGTCACCCATCCAGACACGTGGATGAACGAGCTACCCGCCCGGTACCGCGCCATCGCAGACGATGTCGTGAAAGCGGTGTACGGGTCGGGTGCAGGCGGCCAGTTCGAAGCGGCCGAGATCGGGATGCGGGCATTCGGTGGCCGCTCCGGGAAGTTGAAGCGGTTCGCCAACGAGAACCTGTGGATGAAGGGCAGCCAACGTTCCGGTGAGTACGTCGAAGGTGTCGCCCGGGCCGGGATGGCAGTCGATTCTCTCCTCGGTAAAGGTGTGTCGTCGGGCAGCTTCGAAGAAGCTGTCACCCGGATCAACCGCATCCACTTCAACTATTCCGATGTCGGCGAGATGGATCAGGCGATGCGTCAGATCATCCCGTTCTGGACGTTCCTGTCTCGCAACGTGCCGTTGCAGATCCAGCAGATGGTGACCCAACCCCGCTCATATCTGCATTACCAGTCGTTCGTCCGCAACTTCTCCGAAGGCCTCGAACAGGACGACCTCCCCGAATACATGCGGGTCGGCGGGGCGTTCCGCATCACCCCCGGTCTGGCGTTGATGCCTGACATCGGTGCCACCCAGCTGACCTCAGCAATGAACCAGTTGACGTCCCCGTCGAGGATGATGGCCCAGTCGAACCCGATCCTGAAGTCGCTCGGGCAGATCACGACGGACCGCAACTTCTTCCGGGGTTCGAACTACGGCAAGGACGAGTACGCCCGGGTCAAGGGTGACCTCAGCCCGTTCGGTCCGCTGTACGAGATGTTGGGCATCTCGAAGGACATCCCGGGTGGCGGCCAGGCAATCCACCAGAAGTTCGCCGACGCGACCCGTGACATCCTCCCGCCGCTCGGCGTGCTCAACCGGCTCGGCCTCTTCGGCACAGCCGAAGGTCGGGAAGGCCTCGAAGGCCAGTCGTGGGCGAACTGGGCGGGGCTCCCCATCAAGCAGCTCCCACCGTCAGTGTTGCAACGGGAGCAGAAGCGGCGCCGCGGCGACAAGGAAGCGACGTCGGCCGAGCAGGAAGCGTTGCGCAAGGTTCTCGCTGGCCTCTAGGGCCAGCCAACAACGGACAGAACGGAGTTCTGATATGACATCCAAGAAGGCCGAGGAGCGTGACGCCCCCGAGGTCACCCCGCTGCTGAACCCGTCGTACAACTATGGGCCGCCGGTCACGGTGACCGGCCAGAACCCGAACCCCGCCAACACGGCCGGGTCCGTCGTTGTCACGATCGCCGGGGGGGCCAACATGGTGCCCCCAGCGAACACGAGCGGTGTCATCGGGAAGTCCGGGTCAACCTCCGAAGAGGTCGTCACGCTGTACACACCGACGCTGACCACGCTCACCCCGTCCACCATCGCCGCGGGCGGCGCCAACGCTGCCGTGGTATGCACCGGCACCCTGTTCTTCGCCCCGGCCGCTGACCGGGCAGGCACCACCGTGCTGGTCAACGGGAACCCGGTCGCCACCACGTTCACGAGCGCCACCTCGGTATCGGGAACGTTCCTCCACTCGACCGCGGTGGCAGGCACCGTGTCGGTGAACGTGTCGAACCTTGGTGCCGTGTCCACCACTCCCCGCACCTTCACGTACACGTAGGAGTTTCTGTGGCTGCACATCCAAATCAGGGCGGAAGCTCGAACCGTCAAGGCCCGAGCGTTAGCTCTGGTGGCAAGCGCGGACCGATCATCGGCAAGATGACCTCGGTGACCGGCACGACGAAACCGTTCGACATGTCGAAAGGCACCGCGTCCGGCGCCGGACGCAACCCGTCCGGGTCGAACTGGAAGAAGTCGCCGCCGAACCCCGGCAAGAACCGTGGCAAATCCTCCAAGGAATGGTTGGACTAGGGGGGTACCCCTCCACAGTCTTCGACCGTGGCGCGTGTGATGTCAGATTTTGGGGACTGGTCCGACGACGATTCGTTCGACACGGCACCGGCCGACCCGGAACAGGTCGCCCGGGTGTTGCACCGGATGCGGTACGAACGAGGGTTGGAGACTGCCGAGTTCGGCGAGTTGACGCTGGCCCAGCAGACGTTGCTGTTCGCGGTCGCGTCGGCTCTCCTGTCATGGATGCGCCGTCAAGGCGCCGAATGATGGGCCGCTACCTGACCGACCTCGCTGAGGTGTGTCGTTGCACCGGTAGCCCAGTCGTGGAGGTCGACGGGTGGAAGACCCGTGCCCGCGGTTCCGGTGGTTACGCCGACGGGAAACCGGACCACGTCATGTGTCACCACACCGCGTCCGGCCCGTCGTCGGATGGCTGGCCCGACGTCAACTACATGACGTTCACCCATCAGGACTCCCCTGTCACCAACCTGTACTTGTCCCGTGACGGGACGATCTATGTGTGTGCGGCCGGTGGGGCGAACACCAACGGCAAAGGTGACTGCGCCCACATCAGCCCCGACTCCATGAACTCGTCTGCCATAGGGATCGAAGCCGGGAACAACGGTGTCGGGGAAACATGGACCCCTGTCCAACAGGACACGTTCGTCGCGTTGTGCCGTGTGCTGTGTGACAGCTACGGGATACCTGTCGACCATGTCCACGCCCACTTCGAATGGGCACCCAGCCGCAAGATCGACCCGGCTGGGAACTCCCGGTACGCGGCCGGTGGCGCGTCATGGGACATGGACGCGTTCCGTGGCGACGTGCACTACTACACGGGCGGTGCGCCACCACCTGTACCGGAGGAAGACATGACCCCTGAACAAGCTCAGCAGCTCGCCGAGCTGCACGCCTCGTTGACCGGCCCGATCTCGGACCGGTTCGTTGACCCGGGCGGTGTCCCGATCGATGTGCCGTGGGGTGTCGGCTGGACATGGGAGTACGTGTCTCAGAACGTTGACACGAAGCTGGCTGACATCATCGCCCGACTCGACCGATTGGAGCAGACATGACTGATATCCGTGGTGACAAATCGAAACGTGTCCGGGACATGCGCCCGGCTGGACGATCACTGGCAGCAAACAAGCGAACCAACCCGGGGCTCTACCCAAGCGAGGGCGCTAAGGGTGTCGCCCCTCCAGGGCGAGCCACACCCGGCCCACCGAAGATCCGTCCGACGATGAAGAAGCGAGGCAAACGCTGATGCCGAAGAAACCACCGAAGCCACAGACGTGGAGCCAGCGGTCCCGGAGCGCCCCGTCAGACATCACGCAAGGGGCGCATTC